AGCTGATATGCAGATGGAGATGCAGAAAGGTCAGATGCAGATGCAGCTTGAAGGCCAGAAAGCACAACAGAAAATGCAGAACGAACAGGCCATGGCACAAATGAAGATGGGTGCCGCTGCTCAGAAGTCTGAGCAAGAGTTGATGCAGCAAATTACGAAAGACAAGCACGACATGGCTGTGGCCCGCATACAGGCACAGAACAAAGTGATGCAGCAACCGAACCCGAACTTGCCCGCAACGCGTGGGGCTGGTGTGGGTGGCGCAAAAGCTGCGGTGGAGTGATAAATGGCCTTTTATCGCTACAAGTGCAACGCGTGTGGGGACCACTTTCACCGGGTGTGCAGCATTGCTGCGTACTCGGCTGATCGTGAGTTCGATTGCCCCGAGTGCACGGTCAAAACTGAGCGTGTCATTGAGGCCCCGATGTTGGCGGCTGACGAGACACTCAGTGATTTGCGTGCATCTGATGGTACGGATATTTCGAGTCGCACGAAAAGAACCAAGTACATGAAAGAGAACAATTTGGCGTATGCCGACGATTTTAAAGAGACGTGGGCCGCAGCCGAGAGCCAACGTGCCAAGCATTTCACGGATGGGTCTGACGATAAAAAGGCCCGACGAGAAGTAATAGCAAGAACTGTTTATCAAAACCTATAAGTAACCTCACCCGGGAGCACGACACATGAGCAACGATTTACGCGACGAATTAGAAAACGCACTGCAAGGCAGTGATTTGGCACCCTCTACGGGGGCCGAGACTCAACCCACAGCGCCCACGGTTACTCCTTTATCCGAAGGCGCTGAGACCCCCACGTCTAACGAGTCCGCGGCCCCCACCCCTGATGCGCAAGCGCCGGATTTAAACGCACTGGCTGAACGCCCCCGCGATGAGTCAGGGCGCTTTGCGCCTAAAGAGGCGACTGAGGGCATCACGCCCGGCCCCAAGGGCAACCAGCCACCTGTTGCCGCCCCCGAGTCAAGTTTGCCCGCGCCTGAGCAGGCTCGGCCCATTGACCGTGCGCCACAGTCGTGGACACCCGCCGAGCGTGAGAAGTGGGCAGCACTCCCCGATGATATTAAGACGCGAGTGATGACGCGTGAGCGCCAGATTCAGCAGACACTTCAAGAGACGACTGAGGCGCGTAAGTTCGCCGAGGCCGTGAGCCAAGCGGTGAATCCGTACATGGCGATGATTCAAAGCGAGGGTGGTACACCTGTGACCGCCATTGCAAGCCTGTTCCAAACGGCAGGAGCGTTGAGGACCGCGCCCCCAGCACAAAAGGCACAGCTTGTGGCCTCACTGGTTAAGCAGTTCGGCATTGACGTGGGGATGCTTGACCAAGCGTTGGTCGGGCAGGGGCCACAAGTGGACCCGATGGAAGAACGCATCAACCAGCGCGTAAACCAAGCGATTGCGCCCATCCAGCAGCGCTATCAGCAAATGGAGATGCAGCAGCAGCAAGAGATGCAGGCTCAGAGCCAAGCGGCGAAGGACGCGGTGGAGAACTTCATCAATAGCCAGCCCTATGGCGATGTGGTGAGGGCTGATATGGCGGACATCATGGACTATGCGACTAGGCGTGGTATGCCCATGACACTGGAGCAGTGCTACCGCAAAGCGTGTGAGTTGCACCCAGAGGTCTCTGTGCTCGTCAATAGACAGCAGCAGACCCAGCAGTTGCAGCAGAACTCGAACGCGGCTCAGGCGGCTCGTAATCGTGCCGTATCGGTATCAGGGTCGCCCGCAGGCGGTGGGATGTCTCAGCCCGAGGCGGCTGACGATATTCGTGGCGCAATTGAAGCATCTCTTGCACAAATGAGCAGATAGTATTAAAGTACGTACTTACGGACTACTTATCCAGTTTTCCGTAAGTACTAAGTGGACGTGCCTAACAAGCCATAGCCACCCGACTCCAAGGATCAGCGCAAAGCTGCCCACCCTGACCTCGCGGAACTATCCGAGCGTAAAGGATGCGTCTGACAAATCGACGGGAATTTTTCCCATTCATTTATCAGATTATTGGAGTTAAACCATGGCATTTGCTAATGCAAACGTAAGCGACATCATCGCTACTACGATTCAAAATCGCAGCAAGAAAATTGCTGATAACGTCACAAAAAACAACGCAGTGCTGGCTAAGTTGCAACAGTCAGGCGGCGTGCGCACAGTCTCCGGCGGCAACATCATTCTCGAAGAACTCTCGTTCGCTGAAAACGCAAACGCTGGTTTCTATTCGGGCTACGACTTGCTCCCAATCGCAGCACAAGATGTTGTGTCTGCTGCCGAGTTCACACTCAAGCAATTGGCTTGCCCAGTGATTATCTCGGGCCTGGAGCAGTTGCAGAACAGCGGCAAAGAGGCGTTCATCGACTTGCTCGAAGCACGTATGGCTGTGGCTGAAAGCACAATGAGCAACAAGCTCTGCGGCTCGATCTACTCAGACGGTACAGGCAATGGCGGCAAGGAACTGGTCGGACTCAACGCAATGGTCCCTGTTTCTGCGGCTACTGGCACCTACGGTGGAATTGATCGCGCAACTTTCGCGTTCTGGCGCTCACAAGTTGCTGACGTGAAAGACTACGCATCAGCCAAGCCCGGTCCAGTGTCCGGCGCACTGTCTGCCATGTACGCAAAACTCGTTCGTGGTTCAGACCGTCCAAACCTGATCGTCATGGACAGCATTATGTGGACCGCCTACTTGGGCGAGTTGCAGAATATGCAGCGTTTCACTTCTGCTGAAACTGGCAACCTCGGTTTCCCAAGCGTCAAGTTCATGGACTGTGACGTTGTGCTCGACGGTGGTATTGGCGGCTTCTGCCCACCCAAGACCGCGTTCATGCTCAACACCAAGTACCTGAGCCTGCGTCCGCACAAAGACCGCAACATGGTTCCTCTGTCACCCAACAAGCGCGTTGCCATTAACCAAGATGCCGAGGTCCAAATCCTCGCGTGGGCTGGTGCGATGACTTGCCGCGGTGCGCAGTTCCAAGGCCGCTTGGTTAACACCACCGCCTAAACAAAGGGTGCCTCGGGTGGGGCATCTTTAGGGGCGGTCTGAGCAATTGGACTGCCCCGTTTTTTGGAGATAGATCATGCCAGCAACATTTTCAAGTAGCACCGCTAACACAAGCTACGACCCAACGGCCTCACAAGCCACGGGTGGCGCAAGCACCGGAATTGACGTTGCCGCGCAAAGCGTTGGTGCACCCGGCGGTACGCAGATGCGTATTGGCGGGACCGCGTTCAGCTTGTCGGTCAATATCCCTACGGCACCCGTAGAGGCAGAAGCCGAAGTACCAGCAGTTTAAGTATCACCCCCTCAGACCCAAAAAGTCTGAGGGTTTTTCACATCTAAAAAGGAAATATCCAAGATGCAAACCACCCAAGCAACAGAATGGAATGATGACGCGCAAGTGTTCACCGATAGCGAAGGTCGCTACTCCGAGGACAAGAAATTGTTTGTTCAGTTTTACTCGCGTCCTGTGCAAGATTCAATTGCAAGTGCTGAAGCCAAGCGACCAATTTTCGTCGATGCAGATTTCGTGAAAATCATGGTCCCCGGCGACAAGCGCACTGTCATTGATCGCATGGCAAGTGATGAGGACAAGCAGCGTTTCCCACAACACTTTGCGCGTTACAAGGCAGGCCAAGCCGAGCAGACCGTGGGCACGCCCCTCGATATGCTGCCCGGCATGACCGCTGGCAAGGTCGAGGAATACAAGCACTTCGGCATCAAGACGATTGAGATGCTGGCTGAAGCGTCTGACAGCGTGGGGCAGCAGTTCATGCAGTTCAACGCCGACAAGAATCGCGCTAAGGGCTATCTGGCCTTGGCGACAGACAACGCGGCTGTCAAAGAAGTGGACGCACGTTTGTCCAAAGAGAACGAGGCCATGAAGGCTCAACTCGAAAGTATGCAAAAGAAGTTTGACGATTTGCTCAAAGCAAAAACTAAGTAAGGGGTATTTGGATGGCCTTTCAGATCGTTCGTAACGAGACTTTAATTGATGTCTGCAACGCTGTTGCGGGTTTGATCGGCTATACCAAAACTAAAGATGCTGTGGGTTCGCAAGACCCCAAGATGCAGCAGATTGTTGCCACGGTCAACATGGCAGCAAAAGATTTACTCTCAATGTCTAACTGGCAAGAGATGGTGCGTGAGGCTCAAATCGTCGTTGTCCAAGACGAGATTGGGCAGATCGAGAAAGAATACGATCTACCAGAGGATTACCACCAGTTCATTGACCAGACGCAAAATAACTTGACAACCATGATGCCTACGCGCAACCCAATGGCGGCTGTGCAATGGCAGACAGTCAAGGCGCTGATGCCTACGTCTACCGTGCAGACCTTGTGGCGCGTCAAGGGAAACAAGATGTGTTTCTTGTACCCGCCTGCAACTCCTGAGACGATTCAGTTTGAGTACGTCTCATGCGCGTATGTGCAAGACGCGGATGACGCAACGCTTTATAAAAACGTAGCCGATAAAAACGCTGATGTGTTTTTGCTCGACCCTGATTTGATTATGCAGTTGTCTCGCGCACGTTGGCTTGAACTGAATGGTTTTGATTCTGGTGCTGCGATGCGCGACTTCCAACGCCTGTACGACAACCGTATCGGTGGACCACAAGGCGCACCAGTGTTGAACATGAGTGGTGGCGCGGGTAGCGTTCTAATTAACATCGGCAACGTGCCGCAAACTGGGTACGGACGTTAACCATGCCGATGCAACCCATCGCCCGCGGCAAGGTACGCACCATGACTGCTGCGACCGCAGTTAACGCAAAGGTCGTCATGCCACCACCAGTGGGTGGCTTGGATTGGATTAGCCCGCTGTCGAATATGGACGTTAAAAACGCCCAGATTCTTGACAACTTCATTGCCCGACCACAAGGTGCTGAGTTGCGCGGTGGGTGGCAGAATGTGTTGGACACACCCTTTGAGGGTTCAGTCAACACGCTGATGAGCTACCCAACACCGGGCAACGCTCTTGACAAGCTATTTGCAGCCGTGGGAAACAAGGTCTGGGATGTCACACCCGCGACCGACCCACTTAACCCAAGTGCTCCCGCGGTGGCTTTAGAAGTGCCAGTAACGCACGCGTACTGGTCTTGGGTCAATTACTCGCTCAAGACTGAGAAGTACCTCTGTGCAGTCGCTCAAGGCGCTGGCTACTACACCTATGACGTAACCGATGGTTGGGTCAAGCGTGAGATTACAGGTGTGGAGCATTTAGAGTTTCGCTCCATTACAACGTGGAAACAAAGGCTCTGGTTTACCCAAGCTAATTCATCTGAGGTGTTTTATCTCGGCATCGGTGAAGTGCTCGGTGGCGAGGCAAAATTTTTTGATTATGGTCCCATGCTCAAGCGCGGCGGGTTCGTGCGGGCAATCGCATCATGGACCATGGATGGTGGCAACGGACCTGATGACTACCAATTGATTTTTGGCTCTGAGGGTGATTTGCTGGTTTACAAAGGCACAGACCCCTCAAATGCAGATGCCTATGCGCTTGTTGGTGAATGGTATCTAGGTAAGTACCCAAGGGGCGACAGGTTCTTTACACCTTACGGTGGTGATGTGCTTGTGTTAACTGACATGGGCTTGATAAGTGTTCAAGCGTTAGTGACGGGCAATGCCTCCGCTGTCGGGATTGAAAATCCAATCATCAGAAAGATTCAAGCCCGTGTGTCAGAGCGCCTGTCTGAGACGCTTGAAACTGGCAATTGGGAAGTGCGCCTAATACCTTGGCTTGATGTGCTGTTAATCAGCGCACCGAAAACTAAAGGCGGGTTG